AAGTAAAAATGGATGAGATTAGGAAGGAAGTTTTAGAACAGGAGCAGAAAAGGGTTGCCGAGATTCTTGCAATCGGTGAGACTCATGATTGCCTTGACCTTGCAAAGAAGGCGATTTCAGAAGGTAGGAGCATTGATGAGTTTAAAGGCATAGTGTTAGAGGCTGTTTACAAGGCAAGAAAAGCAGAGACTGTTGACCCGAATATTGGGATGTCAGACAAAGAAATTAGAAACTTCAGCTTTGTCAGAGTAATCAGAGCATTAGCTCAAAACGACTGGAGCATTGCTCCATTTGAGAAAGAAGCATCCGATGCTGTTGCGAAGAAACTTAACAGAACCCCACAGGGCTGCTTTATCCCATACGATGTTATGACAAGAGACCTGACAAAAGGAACACCATCAGGTGGCGGATATACAGTAGCGACCGAGTTGCTTTCAGCACAGTTTATTGAGCTTTTAAGAAATAAAATGGTAGTTCGTCAGCTTGGAGCAAGGGTGCTTGGCGGTTTAGTAGGAGACATAGCGATTCCATCTCAGACAGGTGGAGCAACAGCGTATTGGGTGACTGAAGGCAACGCACCGACCGAATCACAGCAGACATTCGGACAGGTTGTAATGACTCCAAAAACAGTCGGAGCATATACAGACATCTCAAGAAAATTACTGCTTCAAAGCTCAATTGATGTGGAAGCATTTGTCAGAGCAGACCTTGCTACAATATTAGCTCTTGCGATTGATGCTGCGGCAATAAATGGTTCTGGCACATCAGGACAGCCAACTGGCATATTGAATACAACTGGCATCGGATTAGTAGAATGCGGAGCAAATGGAGACTATCCAACATATGGCAAAATAGTTGACCTTGAGACAGAAGTAGCAATAGACAATGCTGATTTGGGCGCTCTTGCATATCTAACAAATGCAAAAGTAAGAGGCAAACTAAAACAGACATTCACAAACGCAACATATGGCGAGACACCAGTATGGCAAAATGGAACAAAACCAGGCTGGGGAATCTTAAATGGATATGATGCAGCAGTATCAAATCAAGTCCCATCCAATTTGACAAAGGGCTCTGGAACAAACCTGTCAGCAATCATCTTTGGCAACTGGAACGACCTCATCATCGGAGAGTGGGGAGCATTAGACATTCTTGTTGACCCCTACACAGGCGGTGCAGCTGGCACTGTTAGAGTGCGTGTCTTACAGGATGTTGATATTGCAGTCAGACATGCAGAAAGCTTTGCAGCAATAAAAGATGCAAAGACAGCATAAAAATAGTGGGGGCTTAATGCCCCTGCTCTCTTTGTGGAGGTTGGGATGAAAGTAAAGATAACAAGAAGCACAGTTGCAGCAGGTAAAGATGTTTATGCAGGTCAGGTGTATGAAATTCCAGACAGAGATGCTGAAGTCTTAATCAGAATGGGTAAGGCAGAGCCAGTAACAGAAGAGAAAGAAAAGCCCAAAGGAAGTAAAAAATGATTGAAATTAATGGCGTATTAATTCCGCTTTTACCAGCGAACTCATATAATGCGTCAACAAATGGGACAGGAGTTGACATACTTGATTACACAGGGAATATGATGGTTATTCTTGATGCAACTAAAATTTCAGGAACGAGCCCAACTCTTGATGTAAAGATTCAGGAAAGTGCAGACAACTCAACATGGTCAGATATAAGCGGAGCAGAGTTTACGCAAGTAACAACAGCATCACTTGAGAAAATAACGCTCAATGCGGATGGATTAAAGAGATACATCAGAGCAGTTGCCACACTTGGTGGGACATCACCAGTTTTTGCAATTAGCTGTAATGCTGTGGGGATAAAGCAGAGGATGTCTCAATAATGTTCTATGATGCTGACATAGACATCTTCTTTACAGACTTTGCAAGAGTAGCGACATTCAAGCATGGCTTGGAGGAAAGGGAAATCAGAGTCGTTTTCAACACAGAGTATCAGGTCGCAGTTGACATCAACACATTCGCAGGCATAGAGAGTTACAGGCTCATGGTGGAAGCAAAGACTTCTGATGTTGAAGGTGTGCAGCATGGAGACACGCTAACAATTGGAGATAAAACATACTACATTCACGAAGTGCAACATACAGACATTGGAACAACACGACTCTTGCTCAGTGAGGTTGAGTGATGTCAAAGCGTCAGCAGATAGTTGACTATCTCAACACAGAGTTAAAGAAGATTCTCAAGACTAATGGCTTTAACACGGATGCTGGTAAGAATGTTTTTGCATGGCGGGATAATCCTCTTACGAGGGCTGAATTGACAGGGCTGATATATAGAGATGCACTTAATAGAAAGTTCCCTGTTTCTCCAATTGGCAAATTCAGATGGGCATTGAGAATTGAGGTAGCTATCTTTGGGACTTCTGCAAATGAAGTCAGGGCAGGGATAGAAGATGTTTTAAAAGTTATAGGCAATTGCGAAGAAACAAAATGGGGAGGCAACGCTCAGGACACATTACTTGCAGATGGGGATGAGATGGCAGTTGAAAAACATGATATAGAAACTGGTGCAGCAATATTAACTTTTGAGGTTATCTATGATGCAAATAAATGGAGCATGTGAAATGACAGCAGAAGAGAAAAAGGTGACAATCAGAGAGTGTGATATCAAGCACGAGAACCTAAATGGAATGATAAGTAAACTTGAAGAGAGACTTGAAAAACTTGAGAGCAAATTCTGGTGGATTATCACGCTTCTGGTTGGCAATTTAGTCGGGATTATCACATTGCTTATAAAGCTGAAATGATTGAGCAGGAAGAGAAAAACAAGATTATAGAAGCGTGGGATAAGTATCCAGCAGACAGGGTAGAGTTTTTAAAGGAATTAACATACAAATATAAATCTCTCTTAGAGAGATTTATAGAAATATCAAAGCAGGAGGAGGTAAAAGATGCCACAGGCAATAGGAGCTAAAGCTCAAATAATTTATCAGGCGGAGACAACATTCAAGACAGACCCTACTACTCCAGATGCAAAACTGCTATATTTTGTTAGTGAAGATTTCAAATTTTCAAGAAACCTCATTGACAGCGCAGTAATAAGAGGGACAAGGGATGCAGCAAGACCAGTGCTTGGCAACTATGAAGTGGCTGGCTCTATAAAAACAGAATTGCAAGCATACATTGGAACACTTCTTTTGGCTACACTTGGCAGTGTTACTACAACAGGAACAGGTCCCTATGTGCATACGATAAAGGTTGGAAATAGTTTGCCATCACTGGTGATTGAAAAAGGGTTCACAGACATTGGGCAGTATATCAAGTTTAATGGTTGCAAAGTCAACAGGATGTCTCTTGCAGTCAGACCTGAAGGTTTTCAGGAGATAACATTTGAGTTTATGGGAGCAAAGCAGACATCAGACACCACATCATTTGACAGCACACCGACTGATCTTGGCAAGGTAAGTTTTACAGGATTTGACATTGCAGAAGTAACTGAAGGCGGCACAGCAATAGCGAATATAACTGAAGTTGATATAGCAATTGAAAACAACCTTGATGGTTCTATCTATGTTATTGGCGGGCAGGGTGAGAGAAGATATCTTCCAGAGGGAATTGTCAAAGTATCTGGAATAATAAAAGCTCTTTTTGAAGATAATTCACTTCTCAATAAAGCACTTGGCAGCACAGAAACATCGCTGAAGGTTATATACAAACTCGGAACAGGTGATGGCTCTACTGGCAATGAATATCTTGAAATTTTTATCCCAGAGCTTATCTATTCACCAAATGCCCCGACAATTTCAGGACCCGCTGGAATTCTTGTAGAGCTTCCATTTACAGCATACTACGACAACAGCACGCAGGGTAGCTCAATGCAGATCACGCTCAAGAACACACAGGCAACACTATAAGGGGTGGGTATGGAATATATTATTGGTGGCAAAAAATATATTCAGAGAAAGCTCGTTCTCGGTCAGGTTCAGCAGCTGCTGAGGCTTATTGATGGAGTAGAGATTAAATCACCCGACACGCTCGGAATCATAGCGGCACTTGGAGACAAAATCCATAAGGCACTTGCGATTGTTCTTATCCCTGAGGGCGTTAATGTAAAAGACAAAAACATTGACGAGATAGCAGAAGAGCTTGCATTCAGTATTGAGCCAGAGCTGGCGATGAAGGTGGTTGAGGATTTTTTCGTCTGCACCCCGATAGTTTCACTCTTTCAAGGGCTAAACAGCATATTCATGAAAATAGCAAAGCAGATGGAGACACAATTGAGCAACTCGTCTGCATCCTCGCACAAGGAGACATCACAAAAAGAGAAGCAATCCTCTGGGGGGTAACAGTAGATGAGATTGAGCCATACATTGAGTATCAAAAAAGACAGATACTTTTCAGGGAGGCGATTATTCACTTTCTTGTGGGCGAGACTGAGGAAGAGAAGAAGAAACGACTTCAAGATGAATACTGCAAGACATGCAAGCTCGTTCATAAAGACATAGACTGCTCAAAATGCAGCAGGGAGATAAAAGTAAGCGATGGCAGAAAATCAAGTCAAATTAATAATATCTGCTATAGATAACACTAAAGCTGCTTTTGATAATATCAACAGACAGCTAAACAGCATGTCTACTCAGGTTGCTCTTGCGGCTGGTAAATTTTTAGCTATCAAAGCAGTGGTAGAAGAGATAGGGCAGGCATTAATCTCTGCATTTAAGCCAGCATACGATGCAGTAGAGCAGTATAATCAATCTGTTATAAAAATTGCAGCCATGATGACCTCTCTGGCGGGGGCTCAGGGGCAA